ACTAGTACGGCAAATTATGTAGCGTGGGGTGAAGCTGCATCAGGTGACTTGGTCCTTGAACCAGGAATGTGGTCACTAGATAATTTTGGTGATAAAGCAATTTGTTTAATACATGACAGTGCTGTATTTGAATGGGACTCATCATCTAGTGCAGCAACAGAAACTAGAGCAACTATTATATCTGGTGCACCAACAGCATCAAGACACATGTTGGTATCTACACCGGACAGGCACTTAGTATTTTTTGGAACAGAAACAACTATTGGAGATACAGGAACACAAGATGATATGTTTGTAAGATTCTCGGATCAAGAAGATATAAACACGTATACACCTACTGCAACCAATACAGCTGGTACACAAAGATTGGCCGACGGATCACAGATCAGAGGAGCAATAAGAGGTAGAGATGCAATCTATGTTTGGACCGATACAGCGTTATTCACACAACGTTTTGTTGGTCAACCGTTTACGTTTGCGTTTGCACAAGTTGGAACTAACTGTGGACTTGTTGGACAGAATGCTTGTGTTGAAGTTGACGGTTCTGCATATTGGATGTCAGAGAATGGTTTCTTTAGATACGCTGGTAAACTAGAATCATTGCCGTGTTTAGTAGAAGATCACGTGTATGATAATATAAACTTAGATTCTGGTAATCAAATGGTATCAGCAGGATTAAATAATTTATTTGGTGAAGTAATATGGTTTTATCCAACAACAGGGTCATCAGTAGTTAATAGACAAGTTACATATAACTATTTTGATTCATCACCACAAAGACCTGTATGGACTGTAGGAACACTTGCTAGAACAATGTGGGAAGACTCAGCAGTATTTGGAAAACCACACGCATTAGAATATGATGCAGGGACTGATACATCGTTTGATGTTGTAGGTAACACAGAGGGTAGAACAACATACTATGAACACGAAACAGGAACTGATCAAGTAAAAGGTGGAACAGTGACTGCAATTACTGCTAACATATTATCTGGAGATTTTGACATTACACAACAAAGGGCAGTAACAGGACAAACCACAGGTGTTGCAACGTTTAGAGGAGATGGTGAATTTATTATGAAAATAAGAAGATTTATACCTGACTTTATATCACAAACAGGAACAACAAGAGTTACATTAAATTTAAGAAATTTTCCAAATGATACAGCTGCTGGTTCATCACTTGGCCCATTTGATATTACATCATCTACACAAAAAGTAGACACACGAGCAAGAGCGAGAGCTATAGCTTTAAAAATAGAAAACACGACAACTAGTCAAAGTTGGAAATTAGGAACTTTTAGATTAGACACACAACCAGACGGAAGAAGATAATGGCAAAGATAGTACAAGTATTAACAAGACCTAGTAAAGAATATGAGTTATCTACAGCAGAAGCACAAGTAAGAGATCTTGATGCGATTGTAGAAAAATTAAATACAACGTTTCAAGAAGAATTAAAAGATGAGGTAGAAGCACAGAACTTCTTTTTAAATTAATGGCAAATAGTTTTATAAATAAAAAAGTAGATTTAACGACAACAGATTTAACTACATTATATACAGTGCCTAGTTTCAAAGCTGCTGTTGTAAAATCATTGTTAGTGTCCGAGGACGCTGGATCAGGAAGCACTATAACTATAACACTGGTAAATTCTAGTGGCACTATATTTAATTTGTTTAAAGATAAGGCAATAGCATCTAAAGCAACAACAGAACTTTTAACTAACCCTCTTGTCATGGAAGAAAGTGAGGTATTAAAAGTACAAGCTGCTGACGCGAATGAGCTGCACGTCATAGCTTCTATATTAGAAATACAGCCAAGAGAGGTAACAACATAGTGAAAGATATACCAACAATTGAACCAAAAGAAATAATAGAAGAGATATATAATCTTAGAACAGGTGAAAAGTACAAGAATGACGAGGAATGGAAAGCTAAAGGCATACCTCAATCTGAGATAAGAAAAGACGTTAGGATTATTATGCCTAGTCTTGATTTATTTGGAGAAACAAAATAGAATAGAACGATGGCGATAACTAGAGCACAACAGGCAAAACAAATGTTACGAGAAGGTGGAATGACTAAAAAAATTAAAGGTCAAGAACACATGCTTGCTTATATTACACCAGGGGAAGCTAAAACATTAGAATCTTTAGGAGGTCAAAAAACAATGACACCTGAAGGCATACCTGCTTATCCACCTCCAGGAGAAAAAGGTGGTGCTGGTTATGTTGGTCCATCAAGTTATACTGCTGCTGATGACAGAAGAGAACAACAAAGAGGTAATCAATATAGTAAAAGTACAACTAAAAAAAGCACGTTTGATTCTGAGATACATGATCAAACAACGGATGACGATAGAAAACAAGTAACATTAACAGGTGGAGATGTAGGTTCTGGTCTAGAAACAAAAAGAGAAGAAAACATAAAAAAATTAAAAACGTTTCAAGACACAAGACCAGACGTAAAAACACCACCTTTAGGTGTTTTATCTTTTTTAAAAACACCTTTTCAAAAATTTTCAGATTTTACAACTGCTAGAAACAGAAAGTTTTTTGAAGATGTCATAAGAGCGGGTAAAATACCTGGAGTCTCTTTTGCAGATCTTTCAAATCCAAATTTTAATTTAGAACAAGAATATCAAGATTATATGTCAAACAGATTAGCAGGTAAAACAGATGCATATGGTAATCCAACGGCAGGATTTTCTTATGATAGTGAGGGTAATCTTGTAGGAAATTTTAGAGATGATGATAGACCACTTATAGCAACTAACTTAAATCCTTTTGAAGATACAGATACAGATACAGATACAGAAACAGAAACAGAAACCGAAGATGATGACTTTCAAAGATTTTTTAGATTAATGGCAGATGGTGGATCCGTAGATGATATGGAAAGAGAAGCTATGTTTTTAGGTGGTATTACAAAAGGAATTAAAAAAGCTGTAAGAGGTGTTAAGAAAATTGCAAAATCACCAATAGGTAAACTAGCAATAGGTGCTCTTTTATTCAAAGGTGTTGGTGGTGCGAAAGGTTTAGCTTCTTTATTTGGTAAAGGTAGTTTTAATCCTTTAAAACAATTAGTGGCTTCAGAAGGTTTTGAAGGATTAGGACCAAGTAACCTTGCTTTAAAATTGGCAAAATTTGGTCTTGTTGACCCTAGTAAAATGGCGTTAACAGGTTTAGGTAAATTTGCTGCTGTGGGTGTCCCAGCTGCTTTAGCAGGTGTTATGACAGACAAACAAAAAGATCAAACTTTCAAACAACCTGATTATCCTGATTTCAACATGCAGGCTTATCTTAATGATCCTTATAAATATACAACCACAAGACAAATGGCTGATGGTGGTATTATGAGAGCAGGTTATCAAGAAGGATCTAAAGAACCTGTAGCTAAAAAAACCATGCCACTATTAGATATGGACGGCAAAGAGATGGATTTTAGAGAAGAGGGTGGATTTGTGCCAATAGGTAGAATGGAAAAGGCTGACGATGTGCCTGCTAGATTATCTAAAAATGAGTTCGTATTTACAGCTGATGCTGTTAGAAATGCAGGTGATGGAGATGTAGACAAAGGCGCAGAAGTTATGTATAACATGATGAAGAACCTCGAATCCGGAGGTGACGTATCTGAAGAATCGCAAGGATTAGAAGGCGCAAGAAAAATGTTTCAAACATCCAAAAGATTAGAGGAAGTATTATAATGGCTACAGAAACTACAATAACAAGACCCGCACCTTTTATAGAAGAACTAGGAACAGAGCTAGGTAGACAGATAACAGCTCAACAAGGTATACCTCTAGTAGCCCAGACTGTTGCAGGGTTAGGAACTGGACCTACACAAAGAACTGGTGAGACTGCAGAACAATTTAAACTAAGACAAGATTTATTTAAGAGAAGACAAGACGCTGCTCAAATGTTTGAGGATCGTCAGACATCTATCGGAGCTTTAGCCCCACAGGTAGCAGGTCAAGATGCTTTACAACAAAGAGCACAATCAATAGCAGAGGCACAAGCAGGAACAACAGGTCTTGCAGGTTTTCAACCTTTTTTAAATCAAGCTCAGGCGCAAGCAGCATTAGCTTCTGGATTAGGGAGTGTGTCACTTGCAGGATTAGGTTTAGCAGGAACAGAACTATCTCAAGCTAGAACTGGTTTAGGAACGGCTGGAACAACGTTAGCTGGTGTGCCTTTAGGCGCTCCAACTGCAGCGCAGACACAACAATTTATGTCCCCGTATCAACAACAGGTCATTGATGCAACATTAACAGAATTTGATCGTAACAGAGCTATACAAGAACAAAGTATACGAGATCAGCAAGCAGCTTTGGGTGCGCTCGGCAGTGGTCGAGCGGGAGTGCAACTCGCAGAGTTTGGCACAGGGGCTGCGAGAGAACGAGCTTTATTACAAGCTGGACTCTTGCAACAAGGTTTTGAACAAGCACAAGCTTTAAGGCAACAGGACATTGCTAATAGATTTGGTCTTGGACAAGCACAAGCAGGACTTGCTGGACAACAAGCAGCATTCGCTGGACAAAGAACAGGTATTGCAGGAGCAACACAAAATTTAGGACAATTTAGATCAGGATTAGCTGGACAACAAGCAGCTCTTGGAACACAAACTGCAGGTATTGCAGGAGCAAATGTAGCACGTTTAGGTTCATTGGGCGCATTGAATCAGGCGCAAGAACAAGCTCGACTTGATGCACAAAGAGAGGCGGCAAGACAAGCAGCGTTCCAACCACAACAACAATTAGATAGGTTTGCAGCTCAAGTTCAAGGTCTGATTGGTGGATACCCTGGAGCACAACAACAGACTAACATACCTAACCCTACACCGTTACAGACAGCGTTAGGTGTTGGTACAACACTTGCAGGTATCTATGGAGCTATAAGCAACCCAAGTAAATTAAGTGTAAGTTTATAATGAATAGAATATTAAATAGACCAATGTTTAGAATGGGAGGTTCTTCTGGAACCGGTATCACATCGGGACTAGATCAACAACCTAGAAAACCTTTACAACAGGGTAGCATGCCTAACTTTCAGTTTGGTGGAGTGCCGGGTTTTTTAACTAGTTTTGGTTTAAATCTATTATCAACGCCACCAAGAGGTAATATATTTCAAACTTCTGCGATAGCTGCAAGAGATCCGTTTAATAGATTACAAGAGTTTCAAACAAGAAGAGCATTAACACAGGCTGAAAGAGATTTTGAAGAAAAAAAATTAGAAGAACAAAGAAAGTTTAAAGAGGACCAACAAGCAGCTTTAATAAAAGCTCAACGAGAAATGTCGGAGGCAGAGATAGAAGCAAAATCTACGGAGACAGATAAGTTAATCGCATCAAGAGAAAATATAGCTCAGATGAAATTAATGGAAGATAAAGGTATGACTGTTGAAGAGTTAGCATCAGTGTATCTATCCGACTACGATGGTGACTTAAATAAAGCTACAAATAAAGCTAGATATTTTTTAGAGGTAAGACCTGAACTGGTAGCGCAGGTTGGTGGCACTCAAATAGGTGGTATTATAGAATTTGATTTATCAGATACAAAATCTGCAAAAAGATTTATTAATCAAAATAAAAATAAAGTAGGTAAAGTATTCTTTGATATTAATACAGGTCAAACATTTGTACTATCTAAAGATGCAAATGAAAATATTGGTTTAATACCTTTTGAACCAGGAACAACATTACCTGGACAAAAAATATCAACAACAGAAACTGATGCTAATAAAATACTTGACTCTAAATCTGAAACTGAAGAACAAAAGAAAAAAAGATTAGAAAAAGCTTATGGATTTTATCTTCCAGATGTTGTTGATAACATACAGGACAAAGTTGATAAAATACAGGAAAAAAGCAGAAATCAAGGCTTTGATTACGGTATAGATTTTGATGCACAGTTCTACAACCAATAGGAGTAGACTTTGACTAAATTTGTCCCACTTATACCCGCAGAGCAGAACAACGATACCAGCTGGTATACATCAGTTGGTGCAGGTCTTGCATCTGGTTTGTTAAAAACTGTAGAGGGTGTTGTATCTCTTGGTGCAGAACTTATTGATCTTGGAGCAGATTCTAATACAGCAGGTGATGTAGAAAAATTTTTTGACGATATAAATATATTTGAAGACGCAGCTCAAGACAGAGTTGTAGGTAAACTTGTAGAAACATTTACACAGATAGGTATACCAGGCGGAGCAGGATTTAAGGTTGCAACTAAACTAGCAGACAGAGCTATTAAAGCAAAGAAAGCAGGAAATTATGCTAATTTTAAATCTAAAAATGTTATGAAAGGCATGGAGCAAGCAAAAAAATTAAACGATAGAATACCCGATGGTACAAAAAGATTTGCAGCGGGAGTTTTTGGTGGTGCTACAGGAGAAACATTAGTTGCAGATGTAGAAGAAATTGGAACTTTTGGAGATTTTTTTGATGGACCAACGGCAATAGATTCAACAGAATTGGAAGGCAGAGATGAGGCTGGTAGAAAATTATTAAACAGATTAAAATTTGGAGCGGAATCTATATTTATTACACCTTTTGTATATGGTGTTGGTGCAGGTGGTAAAGCTTTAGCAAAACGTGGTAAGGATTTAGCATACAGCAATAGCTCTTTTGAAAGATGGGTAGATAAATATATAGGATCTCCTTTTAGACCTAGAGGAGATCTACCTCAAGAAGTGTTTGAATCTGAGATGGCTAAAGCAGGATTAAAAGCTAGAGATACTTTTAGAGCAAGAGAGATAGTAGAAAATATAACTAAAGAAGTTGATAAAATATATCCTAGATCAAGTAAATTTTTCGACAGTTCAACTGATGCAGAACAAAAGAATTTTTATAAAAAATTAAACGATGTTTTATTTGAAGGAGATTTGTCAAAAGAATTAAACCCTGGAGCTGTTGATGACTTAGTAAAATTTTTACAAAATAAAAAAGTAAACGAAGATAGCATACAAAATATAGTTTTAAATTTAAATAATGCTAGAGGTGAATTTAGTAATTTAATTAAAATATTAGAAAGAAACACAGAGGGTAAAATAAAAACTGGTGCAAAAGATTTACAAAAAATAATGAAAGAAAGAATAGAAGGTTGGTTAGGTGGTACATATAGAATATTTCAAAGACCAAAAGGTCTATTTAAATTATTTCAACAATACAAACCAACAGATGAAGCATATGTAAATGCTATAAATTTATTTAGAAGATATTTAGCAAAAACAGATAAAACTAGAACAAAAGCCTATAATCCTGAAAGCACTGACTATTATGAAAAAGCAAAATTTTTAGTAGATGATATTATAAATCAAGTACAAGTAAAAAAGAAAGCAGGTGGTTTACCTGATATAAAATATGTTGATGGCACGGCTATGTCAAAAACTAAAAAATTTGATGATGCTCCTGGTAAGGGTAGTAAAGTATTTAGACAATTGTTTGGTGAAATTGAGGACCCAAGATATTCTATATTCAATGCGATGACTAATTTATCTGCCGTTGCTAGAACTGCTACATATTTAGAGGATATTGCAACACAAAATAGATTAGTACAAAACCAAGGTGGCAGAGGATTTTTCTGGGAGACAGAAGACATCGCAAAACAAGCTGTTAATTCACCAGGAACAGGTATTGAAATAGTGCCATTAGACTCTGTGATACAAAAATTACCAGGCGGTAAAAGTGTGGTTAACCCATTGTCTGGTAAGTTTACAACAAAAGAAATAGCTGATGGTATTAAAAATATTAATGATATAGGAGCAGGTCTAACACAAGTAATTAGAGGTAGAGAGGGTGCAAACCCTGCAGAGAAAGCAGCCACATGGTTTTATAGAAATCTTTTATTATTTCCAAAAGGTATATCACAGGTTGCTAAAACAGTTTTATCTATACCAACACACTTACGTAATTTTTTTAGTGCTGGTGCGTTTGCAGGTGCAAACGGTATATTATTTGAAGGACTAACTAATCCTAAATTATTAGCAAATGCTTTTGCTGAGGGTATTGACGTGTCTGCTTTATTAAAATTAGGACCTAATAGTGCAAAAGCACAAGAAGCATATAGAGAATTATTAGAATTAGGGGTGGTTAATACACAAGTACAGATAGGTGATTTAGTAAATCTTTTAAGAGATGTCACTGCTAATCCTGGAGTTGTTAATACAGATGCAGTATTAAAACCTTTTTTAACAAAATTAAAAAAACTTGGTAATTTTTTTCAAGGTAAATATGTTGCAGAGGACGATACATGGAAGATTACAAACTATGTTGTCGAGTTAGATAGATTAAAAAAAGCAGCTGTTGCACAAGGAACAGAACTTACAGACGATATAATAAAAAATTTAAAACAAGAAGCTGCTAGAATAGTTAAGAATACTGTTCCAAACTATGCGTATGTTGGATCAGCTGTTAAGACTGCAAGAATATTACCTATCGGTAACTTCATGTCGTTTCCTGCAGAGATGATTAGAACGACAACTAATATAGCAGAACAAGGTTTAAAAGAAATGAGACACTCAAGACCTGTAAGAGGTAGTAGTGTTACACCATATGTTATTGATGCTGAAACAGGTCAATTAGTTAAAAATGATGCAATAACTAGAGGCACATATGGAACAGGGTTTAAAAGAATATCTGGTATGGCTACAACTTTAGTTGTGGTGCCAGAAACTGTAGTAGAGGGAGCTAAATTTTTATATGATGTATCTGAAGACGAGATACAGGCGTTACGTCAATTCGTACCTGAGTGGTCTAAAAACTCTACGTTAGTTCCAATACGTGGTGAGGATGGTGAATTAAGATACATAGATTTTAGCCACAGTAATGCGTACGATGTAATAGCTAGACCATATAGAACTTTAGTTAATAATATTATTGCAGGTGAGCAAGATGATAGAACTTTGTTAGCTGGTTTTGTTAATGGTGTAAACCAAGCAGGAGCTGAGATAATGAACCCGTTTATATCTGAATCTATTTGGACAGAGGCTGTAACAGATATCGTTGTTAGAGGTGGTAGAACACAAGAAGGCAGACAATTGTACACGGACCAGACACCAGCAGGTGATAAAGCTGCAATTAAATTTTTACATTTAGGTATCGCACTGGCACCTTCATACAGACAGTTTCAAAGATTAGGACAAGCTGCCTTTGGTGTGCCTACTAAACGTGGAGACGAATTAAATATAGGACCAGAGCTAGCAGGATTTATGGGCTTTAGACCTATAAAAGTTGATCCACTACAATCTATGGGATTTAAGATTGCAGAGTACCAACAAGGTATAAGAAATGCTAGAAGAGAATTTACAGGTGGATACTTTGGATTATTAAGAGGTGGTAGAATTAAACCAAACGATGTTATTGAAAGATATTTTGCTTCTAATAAAGCAAGATTTGAAGTGCAAAAAGAAATGTTTAAAAACATTTCTGCAGCAGGAATACTTGGTGTAGATACAGCTAGTTTAAGAAAAGAATTTAAAGATAGGCAGATAAGCACAAAAACATTTAATGATTTAGGCAACGCTAAGTTTGAACCATACTTTCCATCAGAAGATATAAGAAAAAGATTTGCTGAGATAGCTAATAATCTTGGTGAGCCTAACATTTATTTAGAAGTTGCACCAACATTAAGAGCCATGAAAACATTATTTAGACAATTACCTCTTGATGGAAGTTTTGATGTAGAGATAGATGACTTTTTATTTGAACCTTTAGATACAACTTTTTTACCTCAAACAGGTCAACCAATAGTAGCAAATCAAACTACTGAAGCAAAAATAAATGAATTGACACGTACGGAGAATGCTTTACTATCAGATCCTTTAGAACGAGAGATTGCAAGGAGAACATAATGGCAAAAAAATCGGCGTTACAAAAAATTGAAGATCACGAAAAGCTTTGCAGAATAATGCAAAAGCAAACCTTTGAACAAATAAAAGAAATCAAAGAACGTGTTTCAAGAATGGAGAAGATGATTATGGGTGGAGGCGGAGCTATAATACTTGCCTTGATCATGAATATGATACAATGAATTTAAGTCGTAATTTTACTCTTCAAGAATTAATTAAATCTGATACTGCAATCAGATTAGACATTAATAACAATCCTAACTCAGGTCAGATAGAAAAACTAAAAGCACTTTGTGAAAATATTTTACAGCCAGTGCGTGATCACTTTGGCAGAGTCAAGGTTACTAGCGGATTTCGTAGTGAAAAACTTTGTTTAAAAATAGGTAGCTCTGTAAATTCACAGCATGCCAAGGCCGAGGCCGCAGACTTTGAATGTATGGGCACAGATAATGCAGAACTAGCTGACTGGATTAACAAGAACCTAGACTATGATCAATTAATTTTAGAATTCTACACACCAGGTGAACCTAACAGTGGTTGGATACATTGCAGCTACACGCCTGATCAACCAAGAAAACAATTTTTACACGCATACAAATCGGAGGGTAAAACTAAATATAAGCCTATTATTGGAAAAGCTGTAGACTTAGTTTAAATCCAGTCTTTTAATTCTTCACCCATGACTTCAGATGCAATATTTATTTTATCTCTTAAAGCCTTCACAATCTTCTCATCGACCGTGTCCTCGCAAATCAGATCGATGTACGTCACTGTTTTCTTTTGCCCTATTCTGTGTGCTCGGTCTTCTGATTGTAGCCTCTTTTCTAGGTCGTAACCATTAGAATAATAAATCACAGTATTTGCTTGTGTAAGTGTAATACCATATCCACCTGTTTGTGGTGTACCAATTAAGAATCTACACTCAGGATTGTTTTGAAACTTACGAATATTATCTTGTCTATCTTCTTGTGGCGTTAATCCATAATAGTCAACCACGGACCCCGGACCATACTTTTTAGTAATATCATCTACAATGTTTTCTATGTCTCTTTGATAGTTAGCCCAAATAATTGCTTTACCTTCTGTTTCTTCAAGAATAGACATTAACTCATTCATTCTATTACTTTTGACCGATTGTATTGAGCCATCATCAGCAGTAAAATGACCACAGGTAATTTGATGTAAACGCATCAACTGTGTTAATACAGTCATGGTTGTAGTTACTTTACCATTTAACATAGCGAGAGCGTGGTCTTTCATTTGTTTGTAGACTTTATGTTGCTCTGGTGTCAACGTGATATGACGTTTAATAAAGTTCTTTGGTGGTAAATCTAAACAATCTTCTTTCAATACTCTATATGAAAAATTTTTTACAGTTTCTGATAATTCACCTAAATTTTGAAAAGCATGTACAACTTGTATTGATCTACCACGAAGATGCATTGTTTTCATTTCTGCATATCTATTACGAAATGCGTAGTAGGATTGAAAGTTTAACAACCATGGATCAAGGAACTCACACTGCGTATACAAATCTAAAGGGTTCTTTGTAATAGGAGAACCAGTCATAATTCTTTTATATTTAGCATGATTACCTAAACTAATTATATTTTTAGTTCTTTGTGCTGTAGGTGTTTTTATTGTGGTTGACTCATCTATGGCCATCATAGATTTATGAGAAACCAAAAATTTTCTAGCAAATTTTACACCTTTTTCTGTAGATAAAGCTTCGACATTCATAACTAAAATATGAAGTGCAGTTTCTATTTCAAATAATGTTTCAAGTTTTTCTTGTTGTGTTTTTGTAATATTAGATTGCCACAACACAGACACATTTTCAACATGGTCAGGTAGGTGTGTTGGCAACTCTTGCTCATACCAGGTTTTAACAACACCTTTTGGTGCAATAATTAAAGCGCCATCTATCTTACCTTTATCGTAAAGCATAGCTAAATTATCTATTAATACTTTTGTTTTACCTGTACCCATTTCCATAAAGTACGCAAAGTTTTCTTTGTTCCAAGACTTTTCTAATGCAGTTAATTGATGTGCATATGGTTTAGTTTTAAATTTATAATTCATAATTTCTTTCTATATAAGCGGGTCCAGGGGCGTATTAGAAGCAGGTACAAGCCACAACTTCAGGAAGATACGCCTAGGAAGATCGTCATTCGCTCCTAACCCATCGAAAGTTTTTAATAAAATTGACGAAAAAATATTTACTAACTTTCTATTGACAATATAGTCATCCAGGATTATATGTCAAGTCATAATGTCAGAAAGTAATAAATACGAAAATTTAAAAAATAGTTACACGTCTACTATTTATGTAATACAGGAAATTCCTGGAACACAAGCAGGCAATCCTAAAATAAATATTATGGGTGCGTCTCAATATGGACAATTTAAATTTTTATTACCAGAGTTCTCACAAATGATTTTTTCTCCTGGTCCACTTATTTATAAGTTAAGACAAGGACTTAAAGATTATAGGACTAAAGATTATTTGTTACTAACAGGTGATCCTGCAATAATAGGTGTTGCGTGTTCTATTGTATCTGACATCACACATGGTAAATACAATGTGTTAAAATGGGATAAACAAGAAAGAAAGTATTATCCTATTGCTATTAATTTATACGAGAAAGGAGAAATAGATGGCAATTAATTTTGAGGCAGATCAACAAGATGCAATGACAAAGACCGAACATATTCAGTCTCTTGCAGATCAAGTACAAAGATTAGAGGGATTATTATCAAGAATAGAAACGAGTGAAAGTAATCTTAAAGATTTAAAAAAAGAATATCAACGTATATCAGGTGAGGTAATACCTACTATGATGAGTGAGATGGGACTTGCAGAGCTAAAACTGCAAGACGGATCACATTTAAAAGTTTCAACGTCGTATCGTGCTACAATTACTGAAGCAAATAAAGAAGCGGCGTTTAACTGGCTTCGTAACAATGGACTAGGTGATATAATTAAGAATGAGATCTCGGTATCATTTGGTCGTAACGAGGACAACAAGGCAGCAACTTATGCTGAACTTGCGAAGGGTCAAGGGTTCCAACCAACACAAAAGATGAAGGTAGAACCCATGACTCTGAAAGCGCTAGTCCGTGAGCGTATTGAGGCAGGTAAAGAAATGCCAACGGAAATCTTTGGGGTGTTCTCAGAGAATAAAACAACAATAAAAAGGAACAAGTAACATGAACCAAGTAACTGAAAAAAAAGAAGGAGCATTAGCAACAAATTTATTTGAAGCTGATGCACAACAAGGTGCTCAGAATATATCGCAGGAAGATCTTGCGTTACCTTTCTTAAAAATTTTGGGTCAACTATCACCTGAAGTAAACAAGCGTGATGGTAAATATGTCGAGGGCGCAGAACCTGGCAAAATAATCAACACTGTTACAAATGATTTGTATGACTCAATTGAAGTTGTACCGTGTCATTACAAAAGACAGTACATTGAATGGCAAGATAGAGGCACTAGTAGTGGTGCGCCTGTAGCAATTCACGAGGCAGATAGTGATATCGTTAGTCAAACGACTAGAGGTAAAGACTACAAAGATAGGTTACCAAATGGTAATTATCTTGACAATACTGCCAACCACTTTGTGCTTGTCGTAAGTAAAAATCCAGAAACAGCATTGATCTCTATGAAGTCTACTCAATTAAAAGTAAGTAGAAAGTGGAACTCAATGATGATGGGTTTAAAAATGCAGGGTAAAAATGGTTTATTTACTCCGCCTACATATAGCCACATTTATAAACTATCAACCGTTCAGATGTCTAATGACAAAGGAACATGGTTTGGTTGGGATGTGTCTAAAGTTGGTCCTGTTACAGATAAGGGAATCTATGACATGGCTAAAAACTTTGCAACAAGTGTAGGTAAGGGTGAGATCCAACCTAAACACGGCTCTGAAGAAACCGAGCAAAAACAAGCATACTAGAATCCTAGGTAGTGGGCGTCTAAGCGAGAGTGGATACGCCCACTTTTAATTTATGATAGAAAAATTTAGAAAGATATTTACAGGTCTGGAGGAGAGATTTGGCTACCACGTACTTGATCAAAGTAATGGTGATGGTAAAAAATCTGGCACATCATTTACATCTTCATACGGACACACAGAGGAAATGTGGAAGTCTCATTTAGAGGGCACAAAATTTGAAGTTAAAACTAAAAACAAAACTATTCAAGCAGACAGTCTAGGTTTATGTCCAATAAGAAGTGACAGCACTTGCATGTGGGGTGCTATAGATCTAGATGAGTACAAACCAGATGTAAAAGAATTATATAAAAAAATAAAAAGTTTGAACGCACCATTCATACCTTTTAAATCTAAAAGTGGTGGTATACACATATACATATTTTTAACTGACTCAGTTCCTGCTTTATTATTAAGAGAAAAACTACACAGCATTAAAAATATATTTGGTGATTGTAAACCTGATAAAATTTTTCCTGTACAAAAATATTTAAATTTAGAAAAAGGATCTGCAGGTAGTTGGATAAATTTACCTTACCACAATGTTAAAGATACCATTCGCTATATGATAAAGGAGGATGGCAGTGCCGCCTCTATCGAAGAGTTTTTTGAACACTACGAAAGAAATAAAGTAACTCCCGCACAGCTTAAAAAATTAAAATCCAACATAGACGAAGGTGAAGCAGGTGACTGGTTTAAAGATGGCCCTCCTTGTATGCAAGCATTAGCTTCTTTTGGCGTGCCTAAAAGTCAAAGGAACGAAGTATTACTAGACATGACAAGATACGTAAAACAAAGATATCCTGAAGAATGGAAAGATAAAACATTAGAATATAATAAAAAATTTTTTGAACCTGTTGGTAAAGGTATGAGTTTTAGTGAAGTCAGCAATGTTATTGGTTCGAGAGATAAAAAAGATTATGTTTACAGATGTGATCAAGATTGGTTAAAAAGTTTTTGTAATAAAGAAGAATGTATAAAAAGAAAATTTGGTATTAGTGGAACTTTAAATAGTGAGTTAGTATTAGGTCCTCTGTCTTATGTAACATCTAATCCAAAAATTTGGTATCTTGGTTTTAATGGTGAAGAAGTAAGATTATCCTCAAAAGAATTAGTAAAACAAGATTTAGCAAGAGAGGCTGCCACAGAACAAACAGGTAAGACTCCTCCTAAAATAAAAAATTGGGATATGCAATTAAGAGGGCTACAAGAAAAAGCGACAGAGATAGATGCACCAGAAGAAAGTCTGCCAACATTTAGATTAAAAAATAATTTAGAAAACTTTTGTTACAATACAAGAGTAAGTAAAGACAAGAAAAAAATATTAATAGGTAGACCATTTGAAGACGACTCTTCTATTAGATTTACTTTTAATGACTTCTTTAAATATTTAAAATCAGATGAATGGAACATTACAGCAGATTTAACACATCAAATGTTAAAAAAAATATCAGGGGTAACAAGAGAAAAGTTTCACATAAAAGAAGGTGTTAAGAGATGGGTTTATGTTGTTAACAAAGAAAAATTTGAAGAGGAACCTGAAGTTAAACAAGATGTCCCTGATTTTTCTAATAATGAAAGTGCGTTTTAATGATAGATAAATTTTACCCATACCAACAAAGATATAAAATATTAGGTGGACCCGGTTGTGGTAAGACAACTAAAATATTAAAAATACTATCTGACTATTTAGCAAACGGTTTAAAACCTGAACAAGCCTTACTAATAGGTTTTGCAAAAGCAACAGTTAAAACTTTACAAGACAGAGTGGTAGATAATAAATTACTCACAGAAAAACAATCAGAGTCAATAACAACAATACATAAATTTTGTTTAGATAGAATAGGAAAACACGATATTTTTAATTCTAGTTCTAAAGCATCTTTTAAGAAAAAGTATATGACAGATCCTGATAAGTGGGTAATGTTAGATGATGAGAAATATGATAGTGAAGATGAGATTGCAGCACAATGGTCTGAAGAACAGGATAAAAGATTATTTGTTTATTATGATATAATTAATAAAGCTTTACATGAATATGGTTATGATAAAAACAAAAGATATGGCAAAGATGAATTAGATAAAATATTAAATTGGTTTAGAGAAAGTGAAAACCACAAATACAAAAGCGTTCACACTGAACAATTAATTTATTTTTACAATTGTTTAAAAAATTTTAAAAGTCAAAACGGAATGATTGACTTTGATGATATGCTAATAAAAGCATTATACCCAACAGTTGAGTTTCCAAAATATGAAATAGTTTTAGTTGATGAATCTCAAGACCTATCAAAATTAGAATGGGAGGTAATATCCAAAATAGCTAGGAGGACCAGGGATTTGTATTTAGTTGGAGATGATGATCAAGCTATTTATGGTTGGAAGGGAGCTAACGTTGAAATATTTCAAAAGTGGCCTTGTAGAAAAGAAAACGTTACACGTTTAGAAAGAACACATAGACTACCTGGTAAAATATATGACTTTGCCATTTCAATTAGAGATCAAATAAAGACTAGATTAGGTAACGAGTTTTTTTGTAAGAAAAGAATTGAAACAAACGAAGAAGGCTCCATAGATTATATTTATGGTTTAAATGAATTAGAAGATATAGGACCGGATTCTGAAGTAATTTTTTGTGCTAGATTTAAAAACTTTTGTCGTTCATACGCATATTTTTTAAAAGATAAGGGTTTAATATTTTTAGAAAAATCACAAAACATAGATGAAAGAGGTAAATTTAAAAGTTCTTTTCCAGATAAATGCAGACAGATAATAGAAAATTGGAATACTTTACAAGAAGGTGGCTCAATAAAAGGTATTGATTATATCAAAATGGTAAAAGAAATAAAGAAAGAATTTATATCTGATAGTAAAAAAACTGCTATTACAACTAGAGACACGGCTCCTCAAGAACTATATACTGATGAGCTTTTTTCTTACGAAGAATTAAAAAAAAGATTTTATTTAAATTGTCCTAAAGAAAAAGTTTGGCACGAAATATTTTGGTTTGACACTACAAGAGTTGTAAGTCCTAAAAAACCAAAAGCATTATTTGAAGACAGAGCAGATTTTAATGATTATCTAAAAAGATGTTGGGAAAAAAATCCTACATTAGAAACCAAAATTATTGTTTCAAGCATCCATGGAGTAAAAGGTATGGAGGCTGATAAAGTTGTGATAGGTGTTGAGTGGGGTTATTCATTAGATGCTTACATGTTAGGCGATGATAGAAAGGAAGATGAGGAGTTAAGGGTTTGTTACGTTGGTGTTACCAGATGTAAAAATAATTTATATCTTTACGAGTTACCGGGTGAATACAAAAAACCTTTTCCTCTATTACAAAATTATGTCAGAGAATGATCTACATTTATTTTTGTTAAAGTTAGAAAAAGAAATATGGGAAGACAACTTTCCAGAATATAAAAAGGAGAACGACGATGACGAATAAAGATATATTTGAGGATGCTTTTCCTCAAGACAAACAAGTTGGAGGATCACACTATAAAAACTTTGTTATACAACCATATGAATTTATTTCAAAGAATGATCTTTCATTCTTTCAAGGTAATGTTGTAAAATATGTTTGTAGATATTTGTATAAAAATAAGATAGAAGATCTAGAGAAGATTAAACACTATTGTGATCTAGAAATTAAAAAGTTGAAAGATAAAAAATGATACAGAAACCTTTATTTACACCACAGTCGGAGTGGTTTTTACCAGACGATTTTCCGGATTTATCAAAGTATGATGAGATCGCAATTGACTTGGAAACAAAAGATCCTGATTTAAAAACAAAAGGCTCTTCTTCAATGAGAGGTGAAGGTGATGTTGTTGGTATAGCTGTAGCAGTAAAGAACTGGGCTGGTTACTATCCGATAGCTCATGAATCTGGACCAAACTTAGAACGTGCAAAAGTTCTTGGTTGGTTTGCAGATGTTTTAAAAACAAAAGCAGATAAAATATTTCACAATGCAATATATGATTTGTGTTGGATTCATAGACTAGGGCTCACGGTTCACGGAACAATCGTTGATACAATGATTATGGCCTCACTTGTAAATGAAAATAGATTTAGATATGATTTAAATTCTGTATCTTATGACTACACAGGTATGGGTAAAAATGAAACTGCTTTGAACGAAGCTGCAAAAGAATGGGGTATAGATCCTAAAGCTGAAATGTATAAGTTGCCTGCGATGTACGTTGGTGAATATGCAGAAAAAGATGCTGAGATAACTTTAGCTTTATGGCAAGAACTTAAAAAAGAAATAAACTTTCAAGACTTACAATCAATTGTAGAATTAGAACAAGAAGTTCTTCCATGTATTTTAGATATGAAGATAAAAGGTGTTCGAGTAAGTGAGAAACAAGTGGACCAATTAGAGTATCAATTAAAAAAATCTTATGATCATTACATAAAAACAATACATGATGAGACAGGTATTTATCCTGAAGTTTGGGCTGCAAAAAGTATTGAAAGCATTTGTCTCAGATTAGGTATAGATGATTTTGATAGAACAGAAAAAACAAAGAAACCATCTTTTACAAAAAATTATTTAAAAAATCACAGAGGACATAAAAATAGTAATATATTGAGAGCCCTTGCTAGTGCAAGAGAATTAGATAAATTACGTAATACTTTCCTAGAGTCCATTAAAAATTATGTTTACAAAGGAAGAATACATGCTGATATACATCAGTTAAGAGGTGACTTTGGTGGCACCATAACAGGTAGATTATCCTACTCAAACCCTAACCTACAACAATTACCTAATTATACTAAACTAGGTATGGGTATTAGGTCTATATTTATGCCCGAGGAAGGTCATAGATGGGGTTGTTTTGACTATTCTCAGCAGGAGCCTAGGTTGGTAGTGCATTATGCTCTAGCCACTCTAGGATCCACTGGAGTGGCTTCTATTGCAGATGCCTACGATAAAGGAGAAGCAGATTTCCATAAAATGGTGGCCGGCATAGCCGATATACCTAGATCACAGGCCAAGACAATTAATCTTGGTCTGTTCTATGGTATGGGTAAAGCAAAACTACAGGCTCAATTAGGTGTAACAGAAGAAAAAGCAAAAGATCTTTTAGATACGTACCATGCACGTGTGCCTTTTGTAAAACAATTAATCTATCAAACAATGGACAGGGCTCAACAAAGAGGTTGGATTAGAACTATTTTAGGTAGAAAATGTAGATTTGATATGTGGGAACCGGCAACGTTTGGGATGCACAAACCACAAACTTTTGAAGAAGCATCATTAGAACACGGATCACGGAACATTAAAAGAGCTTTTACATACAAGGCTTTAAATAAATTAATTCAAGGAAGTGCAGCTGACATGACAAAAAAAGCTATGGTTGAATTAAGAAAGGAGGGTTTATTACCGATGATACAATTACATGATGAGTTAAATATATCCTTTAAGACTAAAGAGGAATCTGATAAAATAAAAGAGATTATGGAGAACTGTGTTCCTCTTAAAGTTCCCAACAAAGTTGATTTTGAACAAGGAAATTGTTGGGGAGACATTGTGGACGAAGAGGAGGAGTACGTAGATGAGGATTATTAATGGCATATTTAAATGTAAACATACCACCTACTTATGCACAAATAAGAAGAGAGTATTTGTATGATCTTAAAAAGCATCATGGAGAAGTTGAAGACTGTATTATCTTTGGTCTTAGCGCTCTTACAGGTCGTGCTATACTATGGCATGCTATTAT